GTGATATCCTGCTGCTGTGTGGTCATGCCTGTGCCTCCATCATGTTGAGCCTCTGCACCCTCTCTCTCTCTCTCTCGGATAATTCGATGATGATCTTGACCTTCTCGGCCTTGACCTTCTCGGCCTTGACCTTCTCGGCCTGCGGATCCGAGACCAGCGCACCGCCTCCGTAAATCTCCTGCCCGCAGTCCATCTTTTTGACGAACTCGATGTGCTCGATGCCGAAGTCGCTGCCGTACTTGGCCAGCCTTGACAGTGTCATAGATGTCACCAGGTTGTCGGGGTAGGAATACGCCTGCAGGTCTGCGGTGATCTCCGGCTGGGCCTCCTCGAGCCTCTGGTAGAGCGTGGCTGCGACCCTTATCTTGTCCTTGCCCATATTCGTGATAAATGCCGTATTCACTGTCGCACCATTCTCGTATTCGATGTTAAAACCGGGGAGGACCACATTGCAGTCCTCGAAATACCAGCCCACCGTCCTTGCGTCTGCGAATAGGAAAAAGTCGATGCCCTTGTCGATGTAGAAGCGGACGATCTTCTTGAGGATGGAGAACGGAGGATTGTCGAGGACGATCCCTCCTGCAGAATAATCGAAGCTCTCGAAATCTCCGCCGGGGTAGAACGGACGGAGCACCGTGCGGTCCTCCGGGATCTCGTATTCGCTGAAAGCCCATGCACGGACAGCCTCATACACTGCCGGAGGCGTGAAGCAATCGTCGGTGGTGTGTTTTTCCTTGAACTTGTCGAGGAAGGCCTCGTACTCTGCAGTATGCTCCTGGTCCTTCAGTGCCTCGAGGTTGCTGAAGTCCACCCCGTCCTCGGTGCGGAATATGTCGAGCCCGAAGTCGCCCATGTCGAAGTCGAGCGTGGGTATGATGTCGGCCAGCAGGTCGAAGTCCCACTCGCTCGCGGATCCTGCGCTGTTGTCCGCTATGCGGTAGGCCTCCGCCTGCTCCGGCGTCATGTCCTCGGCGTATATCACGGGGACGGTCTTGAGCTTGAGCTTCTTCGCCGCTTTCCAGCGGGTGTGTCCTGCTATGATGACGCCGTCCCTGTCGACGATGATCGGGGCTCTGAATCCGAATTCCCGGATGCTGTTCGCCACCGCATCCACCGAGGCGTCGTTCCTCCTCGGGTTCCTCTCGTACGGGCGTATGTCGCCCACCTTCACTTCTCTGATCTCTGCCATGTCGTGCTTCCTTCCCTTTTTTTTTAACGTCATTCGTGTGATTTCGTGCTGAACTCCAGCCTCGGCCCGTTGCGGACCTTGATGGCCACCTTCCCGGTCCTGATCTCCCTGATGCTCTGGACCTTCCCCATGCAGATGACCTGCTCTCCCCTGCGAACCGCCAGCGTGTCGGTCTCGTCGACGCTCCATACCGTGCTTGCCGTCTCCCGCCACATGACGGGCCTGTGTCCCTCTGCGAGCTCCCTCGCCTGATCCTCCGATAACATGTCCCCCTTCCCGAACGTGTGATGTATGCAGTCGCTCCCGCGCCAATACTCGCGCTGAGGCTTCCCGCTGTTGCTGGTCCTCCTCGGCACGATCCTGACGGATATGCGTCCCCTCGCCTGGTTGCGCGTGAGGAATGACGTGACGACGTTGATGGGCAGTCCCGTGATCTCGGCGATCTCGCTGGCAGAGTAGGGTCTCGGCGCCCTGTCGAGCACCTGCCCGATGATGTCGGTGGCACGGATCCCGGTGGCGGCCGTGCAGAAATATCTCGGCATCGCTCCCTCCTCCTCGGCCACCTGCGGAGGCGGACCGGCATGCTCTCCTGCATGCGCTCGATGACGAACGTGCGGAGGCATCCGGCGCAGAGCTTGTGACCCCACCGGTACGGGTAGCGGAGCTGGACGATCCTCCCGCAGCAGGTGCACTTGCTCCCCTTCATCGGTCCCTGCGCCTCCCGCACACGGGGCAGAGCGTCGGTCCCTTGTGCCCTCCGGTCTTGGTCCTGCGGAGCTTCCATCCCCGGCACTCCGCCTCCTGCCTGGTCTCCTCGAGGGTTCCGGGCAGATCGATGCGTGCCCCGCACCTGTTGCAGACGTATATGCTCCCGCCCTTCACTGCCCGGTCCTCCTTACCAGCTCGGCGGTGTCCCTTCCGCATTGGAAGCAGTGGGTGTGCGCCCATATCTCCCCGCCGACGTTCCCGCGTACCTCCACCAGGAGGCCGTCGGTGCAGTGCTCGCATGCGCGGAAGTCGTAGACCTTGTATTCGGGGTAGGTGGGGATCATTCCTCTTCGAGCCTCCATGTCGACGGGTGTCCCCTGCTCCCTCTCCCGGTCTGCCGGACGAGGCCGTACTTGACCGCCCTGTGCAGGACGGTGTTGACGTTCTTGATCGGGCCGTTCCTCGCCCATTGGGCGAGGCCGGGGTGGAGGATGTCGGCGATCTCCCGGCAGGTCCACTCCCTCCCGGGATCGGTCCCCATGACCTCCATTACCCGGTCGTGCAGGCTCACTGCCTCCCCTCCTGTCTGTAGTCCCAATAATGCCGGCATCCCCTGCAGGTGTCGCTGTTCGGATCGGGGACGGCCCTCGCCGGGTGTATGCTCATCAGCACCATGCACTCGGGGCATCCGCTGCAGTCGTGGCGGGGCTTCCCCTCCGCGATGTAGCTCATCATCATCGCCACCAGCTCCCTCTGGTGCTCCTCGCATAGCGGGACGGTCATGCTGCGGCGCTCGTCGGGATCATACGTCTCGGTGAAATACGGGGTTTGCTTCCCGCACCTGGCGCAGGGGAGGATCATTCGGGCACCTCCTCGAGGAGCGCCTTGGCCGCCACCTCGCCGGTGAGCGCCTCGACCAGGTTCTTGATGGCGATCCTCGCAGTGAGGCCTCCGCACTTCGCCTGTATGAGCGTGCGCCTGCCATCCTTGACGGTGACCGTGCAGGTCCTGACCGAGGTCGGACGCTCGGCGATCGTGCAGAGGTGGGCTCCTTCCCGGTACGCCTGCAGCATGTGCTCCAGCTCGTCGCAGTGCTTCGCGCAGAGGTACATGATGAAGTGGCCCGGGATCTGCACGTGGTTGACCGCCGGCTTCCCGCAGAGCGGGCAGTGGGCGGGTGCGTCCACGGGTGCGTCGCTCATTGGTCCACCTCCTTTCCGTTCCAGCGGGCGATGGCCTTGGAGAGCTGGAGGTCCCAGGTCCCCTTGCTGGTCCAGCACTCCTCGCACTGGACCGCATAGCCCTTCCCGGGTTCGTGCAGGATCCTCGGCCTGCCTCCGCAGGCACACCTGCGGGGCTCCTCGGCGAGGACGGGCATCGGCTCCTCCTCCTGCTCCTCCGGTTCGGGATCGTCCTCCCATTCGTCCACCCTCTTGGTGCACATGACCGTGAAGGTCTCGCCCTCCTCGAGATGGATCGTGCGAAGCGCGAGCTCCTCCCCATAGGCCTTCTCGAAGGCTTCCCGGTCCTGCGGGTCGTCGAGGTCGAATACGAACTCGCTCGGGGAATCGTGGAGCAGGAGCAGTGCCTTGAGCGGGTTGTCCTTCGCCTCGGCGAAGGCCTTGGCGCTCTCCATGACCCTGTTCTGGTCCGGGCAGGTCGGGTCGCTGACCCTCACGAGGAACGTCATGCCATCCCCTCCCCGATCCTGCGGATGCGCTTCCCGAGCTCCATGATGACCGCGTCCTCCTCGTCCACGTTGAGGCTCTTGAGCCTGCCCTGCTTCCCGGGCTTGACGATGAACACCGACCCGTAGATGTCGCCCTCGTCGAATCCGATGACCGGCGCTCCGATGTAATACCTCTCGCGGGCGTGGAACTCCTCGTCGCAGATCGGCACCACGCAGAGGTCCCCGAGGTGCCTCCTCGGGTATTCGACGTATTCGCACCCGATGGCCTTCGCCTGCTCCCGCCAATCGTCCTCTATGACCGCTCTGGATATGATCCCGTACTTGCCGACGAGGATGCCTTTCAGCTTCATGCGATCCCTCCCGTGCGTGCCTTGAGGATGCGGTAGTTGGCCAGCACCTCGCTGACGATCTCGCTGTCGTCGTGCTCCTCCAGGAGGTAGAGCGGGATGGCGATGACCCGGAAGGTGGGCGATATGTGGCTGCTCTGGGGGTCGGCGGTCCACAGGACGGTGATGTCCCGGGGGAGCTTCCCGCTGTCCTTCAGCGCGTTCGCGATGCCCTCCAGATCGGCCTCGCGGATCTCCCTCGGCTCGAAGTAGCCATTGCGCCTGATGTACTTCTCGAGGCTGTGCTCCCTGATGTGCCTGCGCACCTCCTCCGGCACCGTCGGCAGGCCTCCGGTGATGCAATCCATGACCGTGGCCGCGTACTCCCTCGCCAGCCTGTCGGGCAGGTCGCGGAAGTAGTCGCTGACCTCGAGGTTGTAGGTCCTGCCGGTCACTTTCGTGATGATGACCCTCGGCTCCGGCAGAGGGGAGAACGATACGGAAGGGAAGCTGTAGCCCCTCTCCAGCCCCTCGACGCGGAGCGCCTCTTGGAGCGGGTTCATGCGACCGCCCCCCACAGGCCTCTCGCCCTCATCGCGCCGAGCTCGGTGAGCGATGCCCATCCTCCCTCGATCTCTGCTCCGCCGTAGTACTCGTTGATCCTGATGGTACCGTTCCTCTCCGCAAGGCGGACGGCCTCCTGCCCGTACTTGTCCTGGAGGGCGCATACCGGGATGGCCCCGCTGGCCATGATGCAGACCATGATGATGCTCTGCTCGTCCTCGGGGATCCTCTGCGGGGAATATCTCCAGCGGTCCCTCCCGGTGTGCTCCATCTCCGGCATGATGCCGAGGATCGCCCTGGTCTCCTTCAGCGTGGGCGCATGCCTGGTGTGCTCCACGTCGAGGAAGTGCCAGATGTCGGTGGTGCTGAACTCCCCGTATTTGAGCGTGTACAGGTCCGCCCTCTCGGCGATCCACATGCGGAGGCGGATGCCCTCGTCGGTCATTCGACCGCCTCCTCCGGCTCGATGGCGTCCTGCTCGATCAGCGCCCGCAGCAGGCCCACCATCCACTCGTCGACCTCCTGCCCGCAGTTGTACTTGCTCATGCGGCGGAGGTCGTTGTACTCCCTGTACTCGAATCCGGGAGCGGTCATCATCCCGTTGCGGAATCCGTACAGGACGGCGTTCCCGTCCCCGATCTCCGCCACGGCGGCGTAGAACCTCCACCTGTAGCCCTCGTCGCAGGGACAGCGGAGCATGAGGTCCGTGACCGTGCTCTCGCCGTCGCTGACCGTCTTGGGCTCGAATCCGAGGATAGTGAGCTGGTTCCGGTCGAAGCTCTTGAGCACGATGCTCTCCCTGTTGAGGAGCTCGTCGAGGTATGCCTCGGTGCATTTCATTGCGGACACCTCCTGTAGAAGCTCCTGTAATCCTTCTTGCCATAGGGCCCGTCGCGGGTCTCGCAGATCTTCGCAAGGGCGATCCCGATGCTCCTGCCGTCCCACTTGGAGAGGTCGTGGCCGTCGGCCTCGGCGACCACCCTGATGTCGTAGATGGTGATCGGCGCCCCGTAGCGGAAGGTGGCGACCTCCTTCTCGATGATGCCCAACAGCTCCTGGTCCATCAGAAACCCTCCCTGTCGAGCTTCTCGCCGATGGCCTGCTTGATGTACTCGGAGAGGCTGACGTTCTTCTCCTGCGCCTCTCTGGTGGCCCTGTCCTTGAGTCCCGCCGATATGCGGACGCTGACCTTGGTGCCGGTCATCCGACCACCTTCTTCATGTAGGCGATCCCGGCGGTGAGGATCCTGCCCGCCAGCTCCTGCGGGGATATGCGAAGCTTCTTGGCGATCCTGTGCAGGTCGGCGTACTCTTCCGGCGTGTAGTGGACGATGCCCCTCGGCATCCCCTTGGCGAGGCCGTAGGTCTTGGCCCTGCTCCCTGCCCTCTCGGTGCGGACCACCTCTCCGGTAATCGTCCTCTCGCGGAGGAGCTGGTACACCCTGCCGTCGAGCCTGTACTCCGGGGTGACCCTCCATCCCTGTCCGACGAGAGCGTCGGTGATCTCTCCGGCCGTGCAGGATCCGTTCTTCTCGAGGATGTCCCTTACGGCCCCCCACATCGGCTCCCTGTCCCAGATCTGGCTCATGCCCTCGCCTCCTTGTACTCGTACAGGGGCGGCCTCTCGCCCTTCCTCGTGATCCTCTGGAGCTCGGGCACCTGCCTGATGTAGCCCGACAGCTCCCTCTTGCTCGGCATGTCGTAGCGGTGGGTGGTGGTCGCGAGGAGGCGGTAGTAGATCTGCTCGATGGTGACCGGTCCCGCACCCTTGACGCTCTCGGCGATCTCGGCATACAGGGTCGTGCGCTTCCCGATCATGTTCTCACGCCCTGCTTCCGCGGAGGTGGTTGGCGAGGAGCTCCGCGTCCCTCTTGTCGCTCTCGCTCAGCGGTCCGAAGTAGTGGGAGGCGCCGCAGTTGTAGCACCTGCCGTATGCGGTCCCGTCGCCGTTCTCGTAGGCGCGGAACTCCCCGCCGCACTTGGTGCATACCTCGAGGCGGGTCATGCCTTCCCCCCCTTGTCGAAGAAGCGGTCCACGGGCTTGCCCTCCTTCCTCGCCGGCACTTTGAGGTCCTTCTTGGGGACCTCTGCCTGGTTGAAGTCGTTGTCCTGCTGGCGTGCATCGTCGAACTTGCTGTCGTCCTTCGCACTTTCGCTGAATCCGAATACGATCTTGATGAGGTTCTTGTATGCCATCGTGTAGACCTTGTTGATGGCTTTGTCGCTGTAGTCGTTGGCCTCCGCCATGACCCTCAGCTCCTTGCTGTCCTCCTGGCATGCGAGCTCGAAGGTGACCATCGCCGTGATGTAGGTCTGCTTCCCCTCGTGGAAGGTCATGTCGGGGATGACCCTGATGTCGGTGGGGATGATCGTGACGCCCACCTTGCTGGTGCACTCTTCGATCAGAGGCTTGGCCACCTCGGTCGGGAGGTAGGCGTACTGCAGGCCGCTGGTCTGGACCTTCTTGAAGTTGGCCTTCCTCTGGAACTCCTGGCGGGCCTGTGCCAGCCTCTCGTATAATCCGAGCTGGTCGGTCATGCGATGACCTCCTCGGTGTGTTTTTTTGTTTTTTTGTTTTTTTCGTTTTCCTGCTCCGCTTCCGTCTCGAGGCGGGCGACCACGGCCGGGGAGCTCGCCATCTTCAGCATGTCCCAATCGATCACTCCGGTCCTGCCGTCCTTGCTCTGGATGCGGATGATCCCCGACGCCGAGAGCGACTTCCACTTGCTGCGGATCGTCGGCTCGCTGGCGATCAGATCGGTCTCCATCATCGCCTCGCGGAATCTCGCGTAGCGGATGACGCAGGTCCCTTCCCTGTCGAGGAAGCTCCTGGTGTCGAGGTTGTCGAATGCGTAGGCCAGAAGTCTGTTGCAGACTTCCTGTCTTTCAATCTTTCCGGGCATATTTTCTATCTCCCGGGTTCAATAGAATAGGATCCCGGGATGCCCGCTAACTACAGTTAGCGGTCATCTTATAAAATCCCGCTCTGCTGAACCCTTGAATCCACATTGCGCTGATTGATATTTATAACCTTTCCATTGCTACGGCGAGTGCGTCCCCGTCGGTCCTGATGTATCTGCTCGTGACCGCCGGGCTCGAATGCCCGAGTAGGTCCTGCAGGATCTTGATGTCCTTCTCCGGCATCGTGTCCCAGATCCTCGTGGCGAAATACCTGCGGAAGCTGTGCGCCGACGCATCCACTCCCGCCCTCCGGCAGATCCTCTGCACCCGCTTGCCCACGGTGCCCTCTGTCATGCCCGTGGGTGCCCTTCCGGTCGGGAAGCTTACCACCAGCCCCTCCACGTCCCCGTCCCTCACGAACCGCCTCCTGTACGCCATATAGCGGTCGAGCTCCGAGCGGATCCGTCCGGTGATCGGAAGGATGCGCTGCTTCCCTCTCCCGTGTCCCTTCCCGGTCACGACCATCCGGTCGCTGAGTATGTCGGAGAGCTTCAGTCCGGCGATCTCGCTCCTCCGCATCCCGGCATAAGCTGCGAGCATCACGATGATGCGGTCGGTCGGATCCGCGCAGGCCTCGGCGATCCTGCTGAACTCCTCCGGCGTGATCCATCTCGCATTGGGATGCACCGGTTCGTTCCACAGGAGGCCCATGTCCCTGACGATCGTGTTCCCGGTCCATGCGAGGAACTGCCCGAGCGCCTTGACGTAGTAGTGCACCGTGGTCTCGCTCGCCGGGTATCTGCTGACGATCTCGACGATGCCGTCCTCCCCTATCCCCTGCGGATCGCAGGGCCGTCCGTTGGCCCACAGGAAGCGCAGCGTGTTGCCGACCGCCGTCCTGTAGCCTGTTATCGTCTTAGGGCTCCTGTTGCCCTTCTCGAGCCTCGCCAGCCATCCCTCCATCCCGGCGAGCGCTTTCGCTAATCCATCGTTGTCCATTGCTCTCTCTCCCGTAAAAGTGAAAAAACAAAAAAACAAAAAAACACTAAAATGTTTGTTTTCTCCGCGAATCTTTATAAGGTGGTCTGCTGATGGAGAAGTGCTGGCGCCTCTGCTGAACCCATCACTTGGGCGCCGGCGCCATTTCCGGCAGGGCATCCGGCTCTGCCGGCTATCTCCCGCCGACCCCGGAAGGGATCGGCACCCATCACTCCTTCGCGGGGATCCTCTCGATGCGAACCCTTACGAGGTCCCCGCGTCCGAGCCCCATCCTCTTGATCGCTGCAGTGCAGTTGATGGTGAGGCTGTTGCCGTGCGCGGTGATCTTCGCATTGAACTCCTCGTATTCCGTGGCCATTTTTATCACTCTGTCTCTCCCGAGGAGAAGAGCTCCCTCGCCATCGCGAGCTCCTCCATCTGCCCGCGGATCAGCTTCCCGATCTCCTCCTCGGCGCCTGGCTCATCGTATTCCTCGTTTATCACGATGACGTCGAACAGGAGCGTGAAGGCCGCGTCCCTCCACATCGGTCCGAAGCGGACCTGCGTGCCCCCGGTTTCGAATGCGGCGAGGTCGATGTGCTTCCCCTCGCGGAGGCCGTGGCGCTCCGCGTAGGCGTCGAAGGCCTTGACCTTGGTCCTGGTCATCAGCCACTCCCTGGTGCGCCCGGAGTAGGCCTTCCTCTTCTCGCCGGTGACGATCCCGATGATGATGTCGCGGACCACGTGCTTCGGCGAGTCTCTGAGGTAATCGCTGACGTGGAACTCGGCGTGCTTCCGTCCGTGCGAATAGTTGACCTTGAACTCCTTGAAGGGCTCGAAGTCCGCCGTAACCCTTTCCTTGCCGAGGGGCACGAGGATCTCCCTCGCGTATGCCTGCAAGCTCTCGTCGGTCCACCTCATGCGATCGCCCCTCTCCTCTTGAGGTCGCAGTAGGCGAGCTGCTGTCCGTTCCACGCGCTGCGGAAGGTCCTCAGCCTCTCCTCGGTCTCCTTCTCGTACTCCTCGACTCTGATGAGCTGACGGACCGCCCAATTGGCGCCGTAGCCGTATCTGATGTCGGTGGCGATGTTGTCGCGCATGATCGCCGCCATGCTTCTCCTGTCCTGCTCGTAGAGCTCGATCCAATCGGTCATGTTTTCTATCTCCCGGGGAGGCCCTTTCGTCCTCCTCCTGTGTAACACATTGTGTTACATATATTTAAAACCAACTGTAAAAAATACAGGTAAGGGGTTTGGGTGCGGATGCTCACAGGCTGTTGATCGCCGCTCTCCACGCCTTGCGCTGCGCGATGATCTCCGCATACTCCTGGCGGAGCTGGGCGAGATCCTCGCCCTCCGCCTCGGCCAGCTTCGCAGCCACGTAATCGGTGGCCTCGAGCTGCGCGAGCAGGCGGATCCTGCGGAGCCTGTTGTCCCATACGGCTCCGGCGGGGACCTTCCCCTCGCGGACGAGCTGATACTCCCCGGGCTCCAGGCGGAGCTCGGTCCACTCATAGCCCTGCGAGACATTACCCTGCTCGTCGGTCTCGCTGAACGGGGCGATGCCCGTCCTGACGATGTATGCGGTCGCTGTGCTTTCCTGTGCCGAGGGGAGAGCGTCTCCCCTGACTCTCATGCTTCTCATGTGTATGCCTCCATTCTCGCGATGACCGGGTCGACGTGCTTCCGGTGCAACCTCGTGCCGTCGCACCACAGGAGGATCCCGTGGTATGCGGCCGCGCACGATCTCTGCCGGATGTCCGGCGGTCCGTCCGTCGCCATGATCCTCGTCATCTTCCTCGCCATGCGTCTCTTGGTCCCCGTCCGCAGGAGGGTGTGTGTCCTCCACGAACGGTAACCCACAAAATCGACGCCTCTGTCCGCAGTGGGGAAGATCTGCCACCCGCGGTTCAGCGACAGACCGATCTCCGCGAGCTTCCGCTCGAGGACGGTCCTGACCCTCCGCAGCCATGCGGTGCTCCACCCCAGGATGACGATGTCGTCCATGTAGCGGAAATACCACCGGCAGCGGTACTGCTCCTTGAAGTAGTGGTCGATGTCCGAGAGGTACAGGTTGGCGAGGTATTGGCTGGTGAGGTTCCCGATGGGGATCCCTTTCCTCGGGTAGCCGTAGACGATCTCCCGGTACAGGCCGAGAACCGCCGGATCCTTGATCCTGCGCTCGACCTTCTCCATCAGTATGTCCTTGTCGATGCTCTCGAAGTAGTGGTGCACGTCCACCTTGAGGCAGTACTTCGCCTCCGGGTGCCTCAGCGCCCGCTTCAGATCCCGGAGTGCCTGGTGCGTCCCCCGGCCCGGGATCGCGGCGTAGGTCTGGGAGATGAACCCTCCCACGAATACGTCCCTTGTGGCCAGCGTGAGCGCCCAATGGACGACCCTGTCCGGGAAGAAGAGGAGCGATGCGATATCGCGGGTCTTGCCCCTCTCGTGTATCTGGAAGTAATGGTACGGGGAACTCTCGAAGGTCCCCTCCTCCAGCATCCGCTTCACGGCCTGCAGATTCTCCTCCTCATTCTCCAGGAAGGTCCGCACGCCCCTGGTGTGCGATCTCCCTCTTGCTGCGAGGCGGTAGGCCTCGCGGATGTTCTCGTCCGAGACCGTCCTCTCCCTGATGTGTCCTGCTCTCTTCGGCATGCCTTCACCTATTGGCGGCCGTTCCGCCTCCCCGACCGGGCAGGGTACTAGGTCGCGTTCGTTTTGTTTTGTTTCACCGAGTGGTGAGGTCACGGCGGTTCGGTTCTTTGCGTGCATCGTGATGATGATTTAGGTGGAGCTCGGGCGGGCACCGATATTCCAATTGGCATTCGACAGGGCATTATTCAGATTCAGCGTCGAGACTCCGTCATTCGACCCATTATTCGAGTTACCGCCCGTGATCGCCAGCCAGAGAGGCATACCGGCGTCGCGTTCCGCCGTAACCTTCTCCTTGTGGGAGCGTGATGATTAAGTGGTTTGCTGCGGGGCTTCCGCCCCGCACTCCTCGATCACTGTGCCCGATCCTATTGACCTCCATCGCTCGCCGGGGACGGCTCGCTGTCAGTCGAATACGAAGGCCGGGCGGGCACCGAAATACCAATCGGCACCCGACAGGGCAATACCCAGACCCAGCGCCGAGACCCCGCCATTCGACCCATCACTCGAGCCACCGCCCGCGAACGCCAGCCTCTGTGCGGAGGGGTTGGACCAGTGCTTGTCGCACAGGCCCGTCGCATCCGTTCCGTCGTGGTTGTTCCACAGCCCCCATCCGACCTCGTCCGTATAGATCGAGGTACAGAAGGCATTGGTGCTGGCGTGCATGTTGGCTGTCTCCAGCTCGTCCATCAGCGTCATCTTGGTCAGGTCGTCCACGACCTCCAGCTGCTGCCCGACGTAGATATCAGCGTATGCCTGGTCCGCGTCGTTGTAGCCGGTCATTATGTCATCGATGAACTCCCACTTGCTGGCCCACGGGTTCTCGATCAGGCACTTCACGACGTTACTTGTGCCTGCGGGATTGCCCGCATACCTGCCGAGGGTGTTGGCGAGTCCGGGCACCAAAGCCCTGTTCCCGGCCGCGTTGCTCCCGCCGGTGCTGAAGCCCTGGCCGAAGTTGCGCTGGCTGTCGAAGCTCTTCCCGATCAGGAGGGTCAGGTCCCTGATGAGCTGGCGGACGTGCCAATTGGTCAGCATCCAGCCGTCGCCGTTGGCCTGCGCCGCGGCCCTGAACTCCGCCCTGGTCTTGGAATAGGAGGGCTCCGCCGATCCGCTGACCGACATGAGCTTCCCGTCCACGATGGTCCCCTCGTAGACCCCTATGGCGAGGTACTTGTAGGTGTGGCCGTCGTATGTATGGGCGTAGGGCGTGCCCTGTGACCTCTTGGAGCTGATGCTGATCCCGCTGGCATTCCTCTCGCTGTAGAGCGTGGGAATGACCAGCATGACGTTCTCCTGCGTGATCTCCGTGCTCCTGTCCTCCCCGTTGATGTCCTTGGTGAGGTTGGAAGGGTCGAGGATGTGGTGGATGGTTCCGTCCGAATTGAACGTGGCGTAGAACATCGAAGCGATCAGCGGGTTGTCGTCCCCCCAGCTCCCGTTGGCATGGCTCTGCAGCGCCGTGGCCGCGGAGCCGTCCACCCTGGTGAAGCCCACGGCGTCGTCCGCGTATGCCAGGCAGGCCGTGGGGTCTGTCTGGAAGGTCGTGGCGTTGAACGCCAGGCTGTACTTGAAGTCCGAGCCGGAGATGAAGGCGTCCGGGATCTTCCCGTTCTGTCCGAGGAGGACGGCGTCCCCCGCCTGCGATGCCTGCACTCCGGCGCTGATCTTCCCTCTTACTGCAAAATTGCTCTCCCAATCATTTGTCATGCTACCACCTGTATCTTGTAGTTCCCGTTGTCATATCCCGCGAAGTGGAGGGTGATCGTGGTGGTGTCCACGGTCATGCGCACGCCGACGCGGGTGCCGTCGGGCGCATAGAGGGAGATCCCCGCGGGGAGCCTCCCGAGGTTGTGCGTGATGACCACATCGTTCCCGGAGGGAGCGAAGGTCTGCGTGTAGATCCTCGCCGCATCGCCCGGACGGAATACGAGCACCCTGTACTCGTCCGCCGCCGGAGCGACCGCGAAGGTGAGCGTGAGCACGTCCGCCGATGTCTTGACCGCCTGCACCGACGCGACCCCTTTGTCGCTGTTGCTCCACAGGCACCAGAGGACGTCGTAGGAGGTCAGTCCGTGGTTGACCGCGATGACCGTGGCGGAGCCGTCCCCGATGTCCTCGGTGTAGACGTTGTCCGGCCCGATCAGCCCGGTGCTCTGCTTGCTCCCGGATGCGTACTCCTCCCACCATCCCGTGGAGCTCAGCGGGTCGTGGTTCCCGTTGTTGGCCGACAGGGAGCGGTATAGTGTCCCGTTGCGGGCGCAGAAGGCGTTGGCGGTGTAGATGACCGCCGAGGACCATTCGGTCACGCCGTTGGCGATCCTGACCCTCTCGTCGACCTGCTCCTGCAGGCTGTCCGCGCGGGCGTTGAGCAGGACGTCCGCGTCCTCCCTCGCCACCGTCTCAGCGTGGAGATCGGTGCGGATCTCCGTGTCGGCGTTGCCCCTGTCGGTGACCTCGGAGTTGATGCGGTTGATGCAGTCGCTCTCCAGCCCGTCGAGGGCATCCTGCACGGCCGTGCTTATGGGCTTGTCGAGGTCTCTGGTGTTGTCGACGTTCCCCAGGCCGACCTGCGCCTTGGTGACCGAGTGCGGGTTGTTGTGGTCGCTCGTGTGGGTCGTGAGGTTCGCCTGCACCCCGCTGATGGCCGCCTGCTGTGCGGTGCTGACCGGCTTGTTGACGTCCGACGTGTTATCCACGTTCCCCAGGCCGACCTGCGCGGCCGTGACCTGGTGGGGATTGCTGTGGTTCCCCTCGTGGGTGTCGAGGTTGTCCTGGACCAGCCCGATGGCGGCCGCCTGCGCGGTCGATACGGGCTTGTCCTCGTCGGAGGTGTTGTCCACGTTGCCGAGTCCCACCTGCGCCTTGGTGACGGCGTGGGGATTGTTATGGTCGGCCTCGTGGGCCAGCAGGAGCGCCTTGGTCTCGTCGTCCACGTCGGTGACCCATTCGGTGCCCGTCCATCTGTAGAAGGTCGTGTCCGCGAGGCAGTAGACCACTTTGTGATAGCTCACGCCGGGATCTGCGGTCGGCACGGTGTCGACCTCCTCGAATCCGTCGGCGTAGTGATGGGCGCCCTGCATCTGGTCCAGCCTTGCCTTGTTAATCAATGTGCCCGGGGTCGTGGGCGTCTCGTCCTCCCACTCCACCGGCGTGTACTTCTGACTCATTTCGTCGCTGCCTCCATGTCTGCGTCTATGATGTCCCTGACCAGCGCCGGGAGCTCCGCCCCGAAGGGCAGGGCGATGAAGTGGTCCCTGGCGTTGGGCTGGGTGTGATTGTGCGGATAGTTGTGCTGGTAGACCGCGTAGCTCATGCGGTTCTCCACCGTGAGGATGGTGCTGCCGTACCAGCTCTCGACCTTGTGGGCGTTGGCCCTGCGGAGGAAACCCTTGTCCACCGGGGTGATGCTCGCCGCCTTCGCCTCGATGATCGCCCCGTGCCTCCTGCAGAGCTGCTCGAGCCTCTCCCTCCTTCCGTCGGTCATGCGCCGGATCGCATCCTGCGCATCCTTCAGACCTATCGGTCCCGTGCGGTGCATCGTCATAGGATCCGCACCGCCCTGTGGGTGACCTCCCCGAGGTAATCGGTCGCCGTGGTCACTTCCCTGACCACCGCTCCCTGCTGATACGGGCGGGGCATGTCGATCTGATCGTAGGCCTGGACGTCGCAGTCGGCCGGGAGGATCAGCACGGCGGTGCTGTTGGTTATGAGGTCGCCGGCGTCGCTGACGCTCCTCTCGGTCCTGATTGCGACCCTGCAGGGCCACTCCGTGCCCTGCGCGTATTGGGGTTGACCGGACGGGTCGTTCCCCGTGAACTTATAAACTGTGCAGGTCTGGTTCATCCCTCTGCGGGCGATGGGCGCGAACCTGCTCACGGCCTCCATCTCTGCACCTTCCCGCTGCGGATGTGGTTGAAGCCCACGTTACCCCTCGCGATGGCCGCGTTGCGGATCTGGTCCGTGGCGTCCCTCAGCAGGAGCTCGCACGCGCTCTTGAAGTCGGTGGCCATCGAGATGTCCGGGAGGGACAGGCTCGAGGGCTTGATCCCTGCCGTGTCGAGGTGGTTGCGCAGGTAGAACAGGGTCATGTCCGCCACCGCCGTCTCCGGTGCGGTGACCCGGTATTTGGCCGCCGTGCTGTCGCACCATATCTGCGCCAGCCTCATCGCCGCCTCGAGGACGTCGTCCCCTACGGTCGCCTCCGGCAGTCCGAGGAGGAGCCTGATCTCCTGCGGGGTCACGGCTCCACCCCCTTGTGTCCCGGACCATCGAGCGGGGTGTATCTCTGCACGGATCCGTCCCAGCTCGGATTGTCCAGCCATCCCCTCGCCTGGTTGTCGTACTTGCCCGTGCCGACCTCCGGCGGGATCTCCAGCCACCGCTCGGTCTCTGCGCCGACGCGGTTGCGGTTGATCGTTGCCTGAGCGAGGTCCCTCCTGTAGGTATGCGTTAGGACCTTGGCGCTGGTGTGGGTGTTGAGGATCATGTCCGGGGATGGATTGGTGCGGGGACGTTTCCTCCCCGCTGGATGTTCATCAGCTGTTGACGACCTTCACGGTCGCGCCCTTGTTGTCCTTCTTGCCGTCCACGGGTGCCACTACGGTGAACCTGCTGACGACGGTGGGCTGGCGGGCGTACTTGGTGATGTTGTCGAAGTCGCCCACGGTCAGATCCTCGCGGATGATGATGTGGGCCGCATGGGTCTTGTCGACGACGATGGCTCCGACATTGGTGGCGGTTCCCCAATCGATGCCGGTGCTTCCGTCGACGCCGAGGTCGAGGCCTGCGAACCTGACGAGGGATGCGTTCTCGCCTACTCCCTGCGCCCTGTCGTTGTATGCGGGGACGGCCATGCTGTTGAGCGCGTTGGCCTCGAAGAGCGGTGCGATAAGGGCACCGGTGGCCCTGTAGCCGTTCTTACCGACCTGCCCCCTTGCGAGGTTCAGACCCTTCAGTGCGTCTGTGGTGGCCACGCTGGTGGCGGTGGCGTATGCGTTCGCCAGGCATACATCGACCGCCTTCTGGTCGAGGGCGATCTCCATCGCTGCGCCCATCTCCTTGATTACGGCCGCCCAGATGTCCACGCTGGAATCGGCAAGGATGCCCTTGTCGAGCGTGCACATGAGCTTGTACTCCTCGGGTACTGCGAGGACCTTACCCATGCTCTCGGCGAGGTCCACCGCGTCGCCGTTGGGCGCGACGATCTTGGCGCCCTTGCGTGCGGTGAAGAAGGGAACCTGCTCCGCTCCTGCGGTGCTCCTCCATACCTCGAGGATGTTCCTCGCGGAGCAGTAGGGCATCGCTCCCTCCATGATGGTGTCCGCCACCAGGATGTCGACGATTCCCGATCCCTTGATGCTGGTCCCTGCGGCACCGGTGGGTGCGAGGAAGTCTGCCTTGGTGTAGACGCTGAACTCCAGCGCTCCCTTTCCGTTGGCCTTCATTCCGACCATCTTCTCGGGCATGAACTTCATCAGATTCTCGGTCTCGGCCTGGCTGAAGTCGAGGTTGCCGTTGTCGACGGCCATGATCCTCTTGAGGAGGTCGCTCGGTCTCTGGTTCGAATACATCCCCACAGGGATGGCGTTCCCTGCGAAGTCGCAGATCTTGGATGTGTACTTTCCTGTCTCCATGTTCTCGCCTCACGCGGTGGTGTTCATACCGGGGCAGACCAGGACCTTGCCGACTGCTCCTCCGGCGATGGGTTCGAGTGCGATGCCGAGGATCGCTCCGGTGGTCGCTGCGACCACTCCGCCGAGGGTTCCTGCGGTGACTGCTGCTCCGGCGGTGATGGCCGTGGAGCCGTCGCCGTTGGCGCAGGTCGTGGCTCCGAGCACCCTGACGGCTCCGATGGTGCCGTTGGGGATGTCGTAGATCGCGACTCCGATGACTTTCTGCGAGCTTGCCGTGGCGGGTGCGATCTTGCCGGTGGAGGCGAGCTGCACCGCCTGTCCTGCGAGGATGTCTGCGGATGCCTCGAAGGACATATCTGTGCCGAACGCTCCCTGTACTGTGTCAGGGATGTCGGGGAATGCTGTAATTCCTGCCATGTTGGTTCCTTTCCTGGTGCGTCAGTAGAGCGCGGTCCTGCCGCGTCCTCCGTAGAAGGTCGCAGTCTGACGCTCCTCCGCGATCTCCTTCTCTGCGCCCACCTTGCCTTTCAGCCCTGCGGGTGCGCTGTACTGTGCCTGTGCCTGTCCGAATGCGGCGAGCTTCTCGTCGAGTGCCTGTCCGAATGCGGCGAGCTTCTCGTCCACGGCCTTGGAATAAGCCTCGACCGGAGCGATGCCCCACGCCGCCATGCATCCCTCGAGCTTTCCGAGGGAGCGGACCCTGTCCTCCCCTTCCGACGCGAGGACCTCGTCGATGATGTCCTTGGTCTCGGGGATCAATGCCTCGACGAACCCTGCCAGCATCTCGAACAGATCCGCGGTCTCCTTCGGGTTGCCCTTCGCAGGATCGTCCTGCTCCGGCCCCTCGAAGGCCTCCTCGGTCTTCTTCTTCTCGATGTCCTCTGTCATAGGTTCTCCTTTCCCGTATGCCGGGAGCTTGCATACCTCGCAGGCCCCGTCCTCGACGAGGGCGAGCCCTGTGAAGATAACGTCCGTCACGATGCCGCCGGGACCCATCTCGACGATGGTCTCGGCGCTGACGTCCTTGATCCCGCCCTGGTCCTTCTGGAGCTGGACGAGCTCGGCTGCCGCTGCCGACGTCTCCGTCTTGCAGTGGAGCAGGATGTCGCCGACCACGGCGGCCTGCGATGGAGAGTAAGCCGGATTGAGCACGGTGCCGATCTTCTCGGTGACCGACCTCGGGGAGCCTCCGGCGTGGCGTGTCCAGACTGCGGGATCGGCCCATTGGCCCGCGCATCTCTGGAGCACGTCCTCCCCGAATACCGTGCGGATGCCGTGCATGTCGGTCCACTCGCCCGCGGCCATGATGACCACGCCGTGGATCAGCAGACCGCCCTCGGCAGTCCTCTCGTAGGAGGCCAGCGCCTCCTTCTGGTTGTAGTAGCACTTGTGCTGTGTCATAGTGTGAGCTCCACCCCCTCGAAGTGCGGGATCCTGCAGCACCTGCAGTTGGGATGCCACGGGAGGGCCATCGGCTCGTCGAGGCCGTACACCTTGAGCTCCGTCCCGCTCCCTCCGGTGGCGTATGATATGCAATTGGTGCAGAGGCGGTCGTCGTCCGTGGGGAAGCTGTAGTAGCCGTCGCATCCCGCCGCGTCGTACCTGGCCTTGCTGACCACGTCGCAGATCCGCATCGTCTCCGTGCGCACGATCCTCTCCGCCCTGTCGGCCATCGAGGGGATCTCCTCGGTTATCATCCTGCGCATCTGATCGGCGCCGAGGCCTTCCTGATAGCCCTCCGTGACCACCCTGGTGACCGTGGTCAGCACGTTGTCCCCTTCCAGCATGAACTGCCTGCGGAGGTTGATGCGGAGCGCCTCGACCTCGGCCTCCGGTATCGGCACGTTGCCGAGCTGGATCCCGGTGTGCAGGTTGTTGAGGACCCTCTGCGTGTGGCTCACGGTGGCGTCGCTGGTCGCGCGGAGGTAGTCGTCGGCGGCTTGGGACAGGTCGTCCTTCAGCCCTCCGGACAGGCGCTCCAGGATCTCCATCCTGCGGGGATCGTTGCCCACCGCCACCTCGGCCATCGCCTCGGTGTACGCACTTATGAGCTCCCTCTGCCTGCGGATCTCCCTGTTCTCCAGCCTGCGGGTGCCGGACGGATCCTTCCTGTTCACGGGCGAGCGGGTCATTCCTCAGCGCCTCCTTCGGCCGGATCCTGCTCCTGTCCCTGGTCCCCGGCGATGTGCCTGGCGATCCTGTCGATGATCTCCTGACGAAGCTTGTCGGCATCGTACTCTCCCTTGCTCGGGTGCTTTCCCCACAGCTCCGCCTGCTCCTCCACCGAGAGCAGATACTCGGGATCGGCCGGGTCGAGGGCCGTGATGATCTGGAGGAGCTGCGCCTTCTTGAGCTGAGCGTCCGGGTCGGGGTTGTTGAACATTATCTGGACGCTTCCCTTCTGGATGCCGAGGTCCGGGAGGACCCAGATGTCGAGGTAGCGCTCCTGCATCGTCTGCGCGATGATCTGCTGCTCCGCCGCGATGCGGTTGTAGTACTTGGAGAGGGTGACCCTTGCCGTGGCCTCGCTGTTGTCGGCGAGCCCGACCATCGCCCTCGGCACCTGCATCGAGGCGGCGACCGCCTGCAGGGCCACCTCCGCGTAGACCTGCACCTGCGTGACCCCTGCGGTGTTCAGCTGGTTGATGTGCCTCCCGATCCCGCTGAAAACGGATCCCGGTCCGACGTCCCCGAGCTCTCCCTCGAGGACCTCCGGCGCCACGATGCCCTGGTCGTCGGTGAACTCTATGTCGTAGGTCGGGAATCCCATCCTCTCGATCATGGCCATGTTGGCCTTGCGGACGTTCTCGTAGTCGATGATGCTCTCCGCCGCCTGGGCCAGCTCGCTCCTCCCCAATCCGGGCACCGCGGCCGAAGGACGGAGCGCCAGCGTGACGCCCTCCTTCGGTCCCCATCTCGCGAGGACCTTCCCGTTCCTGCCGATCTGCACCAATGCGTCCAGCCAGCCGTCCTCGTCCATCTCCGGCACGATGTTGAGGCTGGAGTGCGCGACCAGGATGTGCCTCGCCCCCACGGTCCCGACCTCGGCGAACCCGAACCCGTAGATCTTCGACTCCACCGCGAGCTTGCGAACCTCCTGCTCGAAGTGGACGGCCGTGAGGTACTCCCGCACCCGGGCGACGTCCTCGGGCTTCTCCCCTTGCAGAGCCCATCCCTGTGCGAAGATGTCGTCCGTCTCGGTGCAGATGACCGATCCCGCGATGCTGTTCTCGTACAGCTCGCAGTAGAGCGCATGCTGTTCGGTCTCCTTCTCCGACCAGGCGCGGGAGCGGAAGCGGTCGCTGTCGGAGCGCACGCGGATGGTTGCCCCCTGGATGCCGCGTGCAGGCTTCTCATGCTCCGCGGTGCTTCTCTTGAACGGCCACTTCATGTGACCGTTTTATGCGCAGGAGTTTAAAAAATGGGGTTCGTTCAATCCTTCCGCATCCACAGGACCATCGCCGTGCCGATCGCCCCTGCGACCGTCAATCCTGCCACGATATACACCGCCGTCCCCGGTCCCCTCGCCGGTGCATCCGGTATCGGTTCCGGCTCCGGCGGATCGGGCTCCGGTCCCGGGATCGTGAGCCACAGCTCGAGGTCCCCGGTGATGGGTTCGGCGGGATCCCACTGGTGCCCGTCCCGGTCATACCACGGTCCGAGCGCGATGGTGTTCTCTATGCCTACGGTGTTGAGCGGTTCCCCGGTCGGCGTCTGCCTGTAGAGCGCACTGCCATTCTCGTAGTGGAAGGTGACAGTGGCGACCGCGTCCGACCCGTCGGCCGTGCATACCAATAATGCGCCGGTCAGGATTGCAGCGACCGCCACCGCTGTGAGGATCCTCATGCCCCATCGTAGGAGGTGTCCGTTAATTATGCCTTGCGGAAGCGGATGTCGGCATGCAGCCTCTGTCCTGCTATGGCGAACTTGGTGTTGGCGAGGGGTACGGTGTAGGCCGTCCCTCCCATCGTGAACTCGACCGCCGCGATGGGATTGTCCGGATCGGAGGCCCATCCGTAGACGCTCTCGCCCTTGACCGCGCATACGTGGGTATATCCCACGCTGTCGTCCACCGTCTTGATCAGGTTGGCGTTGTCCTGCCTGGTGGCCTCGGTCCCGTCCTGGAGGAGCCAGCGCACCAGCGTGACCGTCCCGGGCGTGATCCCCGTCTCCTGCGTGGCGTAGGTGTCCAGCTTGGCGAAGATGTAGCTGGTGGCCGGGAGCTTCTGCGAGGTGTTGCTGATCGCATCGGCGGTCAGTCCCATAGAGCGGGCGACCTCGCTCCTGTCGGCCGTACGGATGTTGTCGAGGGTAACCTTACTGACGCCGTCCCCGAGCTCGATGGCCGTCGGGATCGCCGTCCCGTCGAAGCCGTACTGCGGGACGATCAGGCGGAGAGGCATCCCTCCGGCGTAGCTCCCCGCGAGCTCCCACAGGTCCGTCCGGTAGCCGGCGAGCGTGACAGTGCCCTCGACCGTGTTGGTGTGAAGCTGGCGCACCTTCCCTCCTGCCGCTATCGCCATGAGACGGTGCGTCCCCATCGTCTCGTCCACCGTGATGCCCCTCAGCGGGCTCTGGAGGGCCTTGACCAGCGAGCCGTCCATCAGCTCGTCATCGGTCTCCAATGCCAGCGGAAGCCCGCTCTCGGTGCTGTTCTCGGCCAGGAGCGCGGCCGTGGCCTTCTCCGCCATCCAATGCACCGTGAGGTCGTGCGCGAGGATCGTCCTCTCCCCAGCGCCGTCCGGTGCGGTGGTCAGCGCCGTCACGGGCTCGTCGTCTATCGTGTGCTGCGGGAGGACCGCGATCTCCCCTGCCGTGTCGGTGGATGCCCTCAGCAGGTGCCCTGCTCCCCGGATCAGCTCGTGGATGCAGTCGAGGTAGTTGAACGTGCTCGTCGTGTAGTATGTCGTGCTTCCGAGGTCCATTCCCTCGGACAGGGCAGGCATCAGCCCTGCCGCCCGGATGAGGTCCGCGACCACCGAGCGCAGAGGCGTTCCCTCGCTGACGAAATACATGATGCGTATCTGGTAGCCTCTCCCTGCGACCGTCTGAACGATGTTCGTCCCGCTGGCCGCCGGTATCAGCCCCTCCGGGATCCGCAGGGACGTCCCTGCGATCTGCACCGAGGACGGCGCGACCGTGCCTATCGTGTCGTAGCTGATATCGAGCTCGGGAAGCTCCCCGCTGTCGGCTATCGGGGATAGGCTCCCGTTCCCCGCATAGTAATCCGTGGAGCATCTGGTGGTCGAGGTCGGATATACCACGAACGTGGGTGTCCCGCCCGTGTTCGTCCAGCTGAACGATGCACCTATGTAATAAAGAGCAGGATCGTCGTCCAGCGTGTAGATCGGGCTGTAGTCGATGGTCGACCACGAGAATGCGACCTTCCCGGAGGATGTCCTCTCCACGCTGTGGGAGGTCGTATGCGAGGCCACCAGCTGGAGCGTCCCGTTTATCTTCTTGTAGATCTTGAACGTGACGGATGCGCTTATGGATACGGTACCCCCTGATGGGACGAATACGAACAGGCTCGCATACAATCCCGTGATGCGCGAGCCGTTGGCGAAGGGCGCATTGGTGATTGCCGGCAGGGCATGCGCGAAGTCGGTATAATCGAACTCGTGGTGCTCGTCCCACGCCTGCGAGTTAGCCGGCAGATACTTCAGCCCGCTCCGGTAGCTGCAGAGCGTGATGAGCCCCACCGGGTCGACGGTCGTGTAGGTGAACGTGTCCGGGATGGTCTGGTGCTCGTCCTTCTGCAGGACCACCGTGTCGCCGTCCTGCCCGTTCTGATACTGATCGCTGAACTGATAGAGGTCCATCAGCCGGTCGTAGGCCGTCAGCTCTATGGCGTCCCCGTCGGCGATCTGGTAGATCATCCCGCGGAATGCGAGGTTCATCGTCCCGTCCGGCCGGCGATACTCGACCGTCAGCTCCATGCCCTTCTTAATCGGTTCCTGGTGCCCGTCGCTCCATCCCGCGAAATCGGGGTCGAGCACGTTCGTGGTCCCTCTCGCCTCGGCTATGCGGACCACCGCTCTGGACGGTGCGTTCTCCTGCAGGCGGACCTTCGGCGTGCCGATGACGGGGATCCCGGTCAGCCCGTCGGCCATGATGCTGGACCCGTTGGGCGCCCATATCATTACCCTCCACAGCGCGTTGGTGGCAGGCATCGCCGCCGGCTCCACCGCGTACTCGCTCACGGCCCTGCTCCCGGATGCCAGCTTGACGATCCTGCGGAATCCGCTCGGAAGCTCCGCCGTGCCTCCAAGGTTCCCTGCGGAGGTCCATCCTATCCACCTCGGACGGGATGCCACAGCGTCGGCCGTCTCCGCCACCGATGTGCCCGGGCTGATCTCTGTCGGCATTAATACCAGCTCCCTATGCTCTCCTCGGTCTGCCTCGCCGTCGCCGTGTCCTGGTGGCTGACGGTGACGGTTGTGACGTTGTTCTGCGTGCTGGAGTACAGATACCCTGCGACCGCTCCGGCGGCCAATGCGGCACCGCCCACGATGGCCGCTCCCTTGACCGGGTTCTCGGCTATGCTCGCGAAGGTGCTCACGATCGCCGTGGTCTTGAGCACGCCGTTGAGCGTGTTGAACAGTGTGACCACTCCCTTGACCGCCTGCGCCGTGCCGACCACGAGCTGGATCCCGGCGGTGACCTTCTGCAGCTGCAGGGCGGTCTCCTCGTCCACGATCCCGAGCGTGCGCACCGAGCTGGTGATGGCCGACAGTCCGCTCTGCAGGGCCTGCAGGGCGCTGAGCGTCTCCACGCTCTTGAGGATCGCCCTCTCCTGCGCCGCCGTCGCCTTGTCGCTCGCCTCCTCCGTCCGGGTCAGCTGTTC